TCAAGCGTTAATCAATACTATAATTTCTTTATCCGCTGGCGCGTATGGCCTTGTCTTAAAGAGCATGTGGGATACGATAAAAAGCCTGGATCATCAAGTAGGGGCTTTGCAAGTATCAGTAGCTGGCGAGTACTTAAAGCGTGAAGAGTGGAAAGACGATATGCGGCGGCTTATGGAAAAGCTGGACTCAATTGATGAGAAGCTCGACAAAAAGGCTGATAAATGATTGACCTGCTGGTTGGCCCCGTATCTAGCCTTTTAGATAAGTTTATCCCTGATGCAGATGAGAGGAATCGCCTGGCACATGAAATTGCTACGATGTCAGAGCGACATGCTCATGAGATGGCTAAGGCGCAGCTGGGGGTCAATAAAACAGAGGCTGCACACAAGTCTTTGTTTGTTGCTGGCTGGCGTCCTGCTGTTGGGTGGGTTTGTGTTGTGGGGATGGCTTGTAACTTCTTGGTTGCTCCTATCGGCAATCTTGTCTTGCGTATTAATGGTTCAGACATTGAAGTCCCCTTGGTCGATTTACAGACGATGATGCCCGTGCTGATGGGGATGTTAGGCTTAGGTGCGATGCGTACATATGAGAAAGCCAAAGGCGTACAAAGAGAAAAATGAGTTACTTTTCTGAAGATGAGCTAAGGTGCCAGCACTGTGGTAAATATAAGTTCGATGAGGGTGTGTTAAAGATACTCAACGCGATTCGCAGAGAGTTTGGACCAATGGCTGTAACCAGTGGATATCGCTGCGTTGATCATCCCATAGAAGCCAAGAAGCAGACCCCAGGGGCGCACTGCACTGGCAAGGCTATAGATATAGGTGTTTCCCGGGCTGATGCATATCGATTAATAGAAATCGCTATAGCCCACGGGTGTCCTCGAGTCGGCGTCAACCAGAAAGGCGAGGACCGGTTCATTCATCTAGATTGGGATTATAATCGTCCCTATCCCACGGTTTGGTCTTACTAGTCTTTTATAACCAAACATTCTAACCGCTCATAATCATTTCGGTTTACACTCGGCTTGTCGGGTTCAGCGCCTTTTTGGTCGGAGGCCAAGCTTCTGTGTGATTGCTCTCTGCGATACAGAAGCAGCTGATTTTTCAACGGGTTGACGGCATCCCCTACGACACAATTGCCGCCATACACGGGGAGGTGATTATGTTAGTAACGGTGCAATTGAAAGGATGTATCGATGAGGCTCTAACTCAATACCGCGGCTGTCCTATTTTGGATGCTGATGAAGATTCAGTGTGGATCGCTGTGGAATCGAGTGATGTGTCTACAAAGTATACATATGAAGAAGACCTAGAAGGTTATGAGTTCTGGGGCGAAAAAGGTGTGCACCCGGTTGGGTCTCTAGAAATTCACAAGTGCACTTACAGGGGGCGGCGTATTCTTAACGCTGATGAGGTTGTAGAGCAAATCATGGAGGAGGGTGTATGACCGGGACAGTTAATATCCGGGGTAAGGAATATAAGCTGATTTCGACGCGGGTCTCTGAGTTCGTTGAGGCTCGACCTGATTGGTCAATTGAGACCGAGATAGTTAGCCTGGACACAGAGAGTGTCGTAATAAAAGCTTTGGTGAAGGATGAGTGTGGTAGGGTTCGCGCTACTGGTTTCGCGGAGGAGTTCCGCGCTAGTAGCAATATCAACCGAACCAGTGCTCTTGAAAACTGCGAGACTTCAGCAATTGGAAGGTGTTTGAGTGCCTGCGGGTTTGCTGGTACTGAATATGCTAGTGCCGAAGAAGTGGCAAACGCTATCACCAATCAAGCCATTAATGAGGAGATTGAGAAAAAGCTACGCTCTTATGAAAGGAGAGGAAAGCAGCTGGCTGATCATCTTCACTCAGTAAGAAATAACTGGAAGTCTGTTATTTCTATAAAAGAGGGTATTGAGGAAGACAATCCATCTTGGGTTGCTGAGTGCTATATGGAACTCGACAACGATACCAGGGAGGCGCTTTTTGGTTTAGCGCCGACGAAAGGCGGTGTATTTACCACTGCGGAAAGAAGTTATCTAAAAACTGATGAAATGAACGCTGCGAGGAAGGAGGTAGTTAATGGAGTATGACAACACTAACCGCGGAGTATTGTTCCGCAACGATAAGAAGCAGACTGAGAAACAGCCCGATTTTAGGGGTGAGATCAACATTGAAGGCGAAGATCGATGGCTGTCTGCATGGGTTAAGGAGAGCAAGGAAGGTAAGAAGTACTTCAGCATCTCTAGCCAAAGAAAAGAGGGGGAGCCTAGCAAGTCCGGGGCGAAACCTCGCCAGGCAGAGACCATTGAGTTTGCTGAGGATATTCCGTTCTAATGAGCCACTTTGATTGCGGCAAACGTCTTTGTTTCTTGCAGGATGACAAAAAAATATCTAGCGTTCAGTTGTCGGATCGCATGGATGTGACGCCACAGCAATTGGTTAGATGGCGACAGCAACCTAATCTCAAGATACATACAGTTGAGCGAATATGCGCTGGATTGGGGATTGGGCTTGCCGAGTTCTTTACTTGGCCCATTGAATGAAAAAAGCCCCCTTTCGGGGGCAAGTCCACGGGGGTGGAGGGTCGCTCATTATATCACGCAGTAGGGGGCGTTGATGACAGCAGAAAAGCTACTTGATCGAGTTGAAAAATATAAGACACTTGGAGACGGGCGCTGGGTTGCGGTATGCCCCGCTCATGACGATAGATCACCCAGCTTGCACATCACAGAAAAAGCAGATGGGGTTGTTCTAATCCATTGCAAAGCTGGTTGCGGAGCTACTGAAGTTCTTGACGCCCTTAACCTTAATTACGACGATCTTTTCCCAGAAAGCCATTACAGGCATGAATCTAGGCGGCGACTTCCTCAAAGTACGGCTGACGACTTTGTGATTGAGCTTTGGGAGCACGATAGAGTCGTTGGCAAGCCTCCCTCTAGGGGTGATAAACAGCGTTTCAGAGAGGCTCTCCGGAGGTCAGGTAAGGCCAACGGTTTTGTGACGGAGGTTGTGGCCCAGGCCACTAAGCAGCATTGAGTATTGAAGCCATTAACTGGGCTTTAAACAGAGTCCGGGGGATAACTAGCACTCAAAAAGCGATCCTCGTTGCCTTGGCTGATAGGGCTGACGCAAGTGCACAATGCTATCCCTCATATCAGGATATATGTGATCGTAGCGGTGCCACTAGAAATGCCGTTGCCCGGGCGCTGGCTGTGTTTGAGGATCGATGTTTAATTGTTAGGAATCAGCGACACAACAAGTCCACTATTTATACGTTAAGGCTTAGTAGTACGGGATTCGATACTGACTCTACTAGTACGCAATTCAATACCTCTAGCAGTACGGAATTCAATACCTCTAGCAGTACGGAAAACCGTACTCTAACCACCATAGAACCATCAATTAACCACCAAAAGAAAAAACGTAGTCGTAAAGTGCCTGACGGGGTTGACCCGGAAGCATGGAAAGAGTGGGTGAGTTATCGCAAGAAGTTTAAGGCTCCGACAACGGAGAGGGCTTTGACGTTGGTAGCAAATAAGTTGAAGAGGTGCGATTTTGAAGACCAACGTGAAGCAGTAGATAAGGCGATTGAGTGCGGATGGCGATCAGTCTTCCCAAAACAAACTAATGAGATACGGGAGTTCGATAGGTGATACAGGAAAGAAGGTTTGATTTCACTGATAAGGATTTGCAGGATATCTTCGCTAAGAGTGAAGCTGCTGACGTAGTTGGCATCAACGCTTTTGAAGATAAGTTCATGAGTCGGGTGCATGGTGGGGGAGATCCTTCGGGGTTTACCTTGCCCTGGGGCGATACACATGACTTGGTTCGTATGCATACCGGCGCGGTTAGCCTCTGGTGCGGGATCAACGGACACAAAAAGAGTACGTGTATTTCGCAGGTAGCTTTGCACGTTGCCCGGGAAGCAATGGTAGGGATAGCCAGCTTTGAGATGAAGCTTGAGGATCAGGCTTATATGATGTGCAAGCAAGCCGCGGCGTCCGACGCAGTATCTGAGGGCTACGCCAGACGCTTCTCCAGTTGGGTGCATGAGCGGGTTTGCTGGTATAGAGCGTTAGGCGGGGTGACACCGCTGGAGGCGCTGGGCGCGATCGCGGCGATGGCAGATCGTGGCTGTAAGTTTATCGTTTTGGACAACCTGCAATTTTGTGGGGTGACAGATGACATTGAGCGAGAGCGGCTTTTCTGCAATCAGTTAATTGGTATGGCAGAAGCTAAGGATGTGCATATCGCGGTAGTACACCATGTGCGGAAACCGCAATCGGGTGGAGATGAGTACTTACCCACTCGATTTGATGTGAGGGGCGGTGGAACTATTGTGGATCAGGCGCATATGTTATTCATATGCTGGCACAACAAGCGAAGAGCTCGTATACAGGAAGCTGCTGACATGGGCATACCCCTTAACGATAAAGAAAAAGAGATTCTGGATCAGCCAGGATTTAAGTTGGTATTGGCGAAGCAAAGGCACCTTCGCTTTGAGGGGACGTTTAAGCTTTGGGAAGATAATGGGCAGACGTTCAAGAAGCGCTCTGATGGTAGAGCAGTAATCGTGGAGGAGATATGAGCAGTTTGGATCAACAAGTAGGCGGGGATCACTATAAGGAATTCAAGGTGCAGCCCTTAGAGTATGCTTTGGAGAATGATTTAGGCATTTGCGAACATGCGGTAATTAAATATATTTCCCGCTGGCGCACTAAGAACGGCATTGAGGATCTTCGCAAAGCGAAGCACTATATCGATATTATGATTGAGCGCGAGGTCGGAGTAGATCCGTATGGGTGAGTTTTGGTTGGTAAAAAACAAAGAGGAGTTAAGCGATCGGATTGAGTTTTTCGCGCAATATTTAGAGCGTGAATGGAACTGGGAACACCCTGTACAATGGAGGGTGTCCAGATATTCTGGCAAAGCGTCGAAATCTCAAAAAGCGCTTTGGTGGATGTGGTGCGATGAGATGGCTCGGCACTTTCGGGCGGGTGGAGCCGATATTGACAAAGAACGAATGGCGATGATGCTGAAAAACAAGTTTCTCGGCACAGAGGACATTTATTGCAACAATACGGTAATCCAAGGGCAGGTTCGACACACTAGTGACCTGTCACCGGGAGAGATGTGCGAGTTTATGGATCAGGTGTTGGCGTGGGCGTTAGATTGTGGTGTTACGTTAACTTGTCCAGCAGATTCGGAGTACATGAAACTCAAGGGGGGCTAAAGTGGAACATCCGCTTTTAAAATTTTGCATAACGACAAAGCAAGAGACCGCGGTCAGTCTTTGTGTTATTGAGGGCTTGTCTCACAGGGTTGCCGCAGACCAAATGAAGGTGTCTCGGAGCACGGTACGCGATCATATTAGGGCGGTGAAAGACCGGGCTACGCGAAGGGGGTATAGCCCAGAAAATAATTGGCTACACCCGGTACCTGATGGTCATAAGATAAAGGGAGTGTCTACGTTCTATGATGAGAATGGCAACCCGGTACGGCAATGGGTTAAGTCGCAGACTGATGAGCGGCGTCAATTTGAAATACTTGTTGAACGTGTTGAGGCTGCACAAGAGGGTCTCGGCAAATTCAAGCCGGTGCCCGCCCCAAAGGGCTCAGATGGCGAACTACTTACGCTTCTAACTATCACAGACTTTCATTTGGGCATGTACGCTTACGAAGCTGAAACCGGTGATGATTGGGACGTGCACATTGCCCGGGATGTTTTCCTTAACTCTGTTAACGATATGATCAAGGCATCACCAAAGTCAGGTACTGGCGTTTTATGCCAGCTAGGGGACTTCCTGCACTGGGATGGGATATTGAGCGTAACGCCACAGTCTGGTCACATTCTCGATGCAGACACTCGATACGGCAAATTGGTTGAACTTGCGATGTCGGTAATGGCAGAGGCAGTGATGATGATGCTGCGACGGTTTGACAAAGTGATTGTTGTGTCAGCAGAGGGGAATCATGATATTTCTGGAAGCATTTGGCTGAGGAAGCACATCAAACACTTGTTTACTAACGAGCCGCGATTGCAAGTTATTGATAATGACTTTCCTTACTACGCGCACTTACACGGTAGAACCATGCTGGGCTTCCATCATGGGCACAAGGTAAAGATGGCGCAGCTTCACAAATTGTTTGCTAGTGAGCCACGATTTCGTGAGATGTGGGGCCAGGCAGACTACACTTACATCCATACTGGTCATTACCACCACGAACGCCTAATAGAAGATGGAGGTGCCATTGCAGAGCAACATCCGACTTTGTCTGGAAGGGACGCATACGCCGCGAGGGGCGGCTGGGTATCAGGTAGGGGTGCCAAGGTAATCACTTATCACAAGGTTGATGGCGAAGTAGCCAGGATCACCGTGAGGCCAAGACTATGATGAATGTTATTGAAGTTCCTCTGCCTACTGGCAAAGCCCTGTTCCTAACAACGACGATTGCTGGGGCGCACACAAACTTAACGCAGCCGAAACATACTGATGTATACACCGACAGCTTCCCCGAAGGGATCACGATAGCCATGGATATAGATGGTTTTGGTGAGCTATGGGAAGATGCTTTAGAGGTTGAGGAAGAGGTTACTTTTGAACCAGATGAGCTAATCATAAAGCTGCTCAAAGGCGAGGCCGATAATGGCGGTTAAGCGAGATTCGGCAGATATCTGGTTTTCCAAGGCTGTTAGAGCTCGCGATGGTGGATGTGTTGTTTGCGAGAAAACAGAGACTCTTGAGTGCTGTCATATTTACGGACGCAGAAATAAGGCCGTTAGGTGGAGTATGGATAATGCGATCACCATGTGCCATCACCATCACCGCGTAATGACTGAGAACCCACTAGAGATGGCTCGGTTATGCCAGCAACTACTCGGCCCTGGTCATATGGAAATATTGAGAGAAAAGTCACAAGGCATAATGAAAACGAATCGAGGACTGCGCGCTGAAATAGCCAAGCACTACAGAGAAGAGGTGCGGAAAGCAGAGATAGATCCAGAATATAAGATAATAAGCTACAACTAGTTATAACAACAAAATATAAGCGCAACAGCTTCTATGTGTTACTTTCTCTTCAGCGGTTCAACTAACGGAGGTGATATGGAAACCGTAGATTTGAAACCAATCGATGATCGTTTACTAGATCAATTTGTAAGCCAAAAGTATCACTGGAATTCTCTATCATCAAAGCAGCAGTTGGCTATGGCGATGGAACT